CAAGCAACTGCTAAAAGTAATCTTATTGATAGATATCAAAAAATATTTACTGGTGCAGGACTAAGTGGATATTCAGATGCGTTGTTGACAAAGTCTATGAGGTTAAATTTATTCAAAGACTACGAACAAATGGATTCAGATGCAATAATATCTTCAGCACTTGACATTTATGCTGACGAGTCTACGATGAAATCAGAATATGGAGAAGTATTACAGATAAATACAGACAATGACCAAGTAAAAGAAATATTACATAATCTTTTTTATGATATAGTAAATATTGAATTTAATTTATGGCCTTGGATACGAAATATGTGTAAATATGGTGATTTCTTTTTAAAATTAGAAATAAACGAAAAATATGGTATAACAAATGTTGTTCCTTTACCTGTTTATGATGTTTCAAGACTTGAAGGAATTGATCCTGAAAATCCTGAATATGTAAAGTTTTTAATCGAAGCTTCTACTTCAGAACACAGATATAAACAAGAACAGTCTTCGACAAAAGAAGAGTTAGAAAATTATGAAGTAGCACATTTTAGATTATTATCTGATTCCAACTATTTACCATATGGTAAATCACAAATAGAGGGTGGTAGAAAAATATATAAACAGTTAACTCTTATGGAAGATGCTATGTTGATACATCGTATTATGAGAGCACCAGAAAAAAGAATTTTCAAATTAGACATTGGTAATATCCCACCATCTGAAGTTGAAAATTACATGCAACAAGTAATTAATAAAATGAAGAAAGCACCTGTAGTTGACGAAACAACAGGTGATTATAATTTAAAATATAATATGCAAAATATTACTGAGGATTTTTTCTTACCAGTTCGTGGTGGAGATAGTGGTACAGATATTTCTAGTTTACCTGGCCTTACGTATGAAGCAACAGAGGATATTGAGTATCTTAAAAATAAATTATTGTCTTCATTAAGAATACCAAAAGCATTTCTTGGGTTTGATGAAAACATAGGTAGTAAGGCTACATTAGCTGCAGAGGATGTTCGTTTTGCTAGAACAATAGAGAGAATACAAAGAATAACTTTATCCGAGTTAACAAAAATAGCTATAGTTCATCTATATGCACAAGGATATACAGATGCTGATTTAACTAATTTTGAATTAACACTCACAAATCCATCTACAATCTATGAACAAGAAAAGATTGAGTTGTGGAATAATAAAACTTCACTTGCAGAGTCAATGGTTAGGGATGGTTTAGTTTCTACAGAGTGGATTTATAAAAACATATTTAATTTTAGTGAAGATGAAATAAAAGATATGGATACTCAAATTACATTTGATTATAAAAATAAATACAGACGCTCACAGATAGAAGCAGAGGGAAACGATCCAGCAGAAACAGGCCAATCAGTAGGTTCACCATCTGATTTAGCAATGGGTAGAAGTGGTCACGAATTAGGTGATGAAGGTGGTGCACCTGAAGGTGGATTTGATGGTGCTGGAAGACCAAAGGAACCTAATAAGTATGGAAAAGATAGTGGAGTGAGAGGTAGAGATCCATTAGGAGCTCATGATAAGAAAAAAGGTGGTAGTGGTGCACCTAAATACGGTAAAGCTTTAGCGTTGGCTCACTATGATTCTCTCAAAAAATCAATGAATTTTAATAAAAAAGAGAGAGAAATCATAACAGAAGTGTCAGAATTAGAAGAAGAGTACCAAAATGAGGTAAGTTCTTTCAGTAATGACAAATCAAATGATTAATTATTGTTTAACTTTATATTTATTTATGAGTAAATATATATACATACGGAGTAACTTGTAATGGCTCAAAAACTAAAACACTCGAAGATTAAGAATACTGGTATTCTCTTCGAATTATTGACAAGACAGATAACCGCTGATGTATTGGCTGGAAAATCAACCAAATCAGTTGGAATCTTAAAGAAGTATTTCAATGAAAATACTGAGTTAGGAAAAGAGCTTGAACTTTACAAGTTACTTTCTGAAAAAAATTATACGTCAGAAGCAAAGGCTAATGATTTATTAAATGTTGTTATTAAACAACGTCAAAAATTAAGTAATTCTAATTTACGTAGAGAAAAGTATAATCTAATAAGTTCTATTAAAGAAAATTATTCAGTAGATGATTTCTTTAGTGGTCGTATTCCTAATTATAGATTACTTGCTTCAATTTACAATGTTTTCCAATCAGAAACCACAAACAAAAAATTTAAAGCTGACCATATAGTCAACTCAAAATTTACAGTATTAGAAAATATTACACATAAGAAAATAGATGATAAGCAAATTAAAGCTAAAGTACTAAAGGAATATAACAAAGAAGATAAAGATTTAAGACTTCTTGCTTATCAGATTTTAGTTGATAAATTTAATTCTAAGTATAAGAATTTAAATGAATCTCAGAAAAAATTACTAAAAAATTATATTAACAATATAAGTAACACCAATTCATTAAGAGAATATGTTGATATTGAAGTAACTAAAATTAAAAAACAATTAGAAAAGCATTTACCAAAAGTTAATGATAAAATTACAAGTATAAAATTAACGGAAGCAATTGCTCAAGTAGAAAATTTAACAAAAGGTAAAATTGTTAATGAAAAACAAGTTTTGACTTTAATGAGATATTATGAACTTATTAAGGAGATAAGTAATGTCCATAAGGGATAAGTTAAAAGAAATAATTAAAGAGTTAATCAGACAAGAACTTGAAGAAGTATCTGTAACTGGTTCAATTGATGGTGGTGCTGGGCCACCCAAAACTCCGTATGCTTTCAGTAGTGGTAAAAAGAAAGACAAAGAAAAAGAAAAAAAAATAGCTCAGGCTAGTGGTTATGAAAAAGTAAATGAAGGAAAGTATCACGACTATAGAAATGATGAGACACTTACTCCAAAACAAAAAATAGGTAAGTCGATGAGAGAAATCAGAGATAGTCTTAATAATTTAGATAAACTTGTAAAGATGAATGTTCGTCTTAAAAATGAATTGAATGTAGATTCTAGGTCATATTGGAAGAATACTCATAAAGCTTTGAATAAGATAAGTGAGAGGTTAGTAAAACTAGCGAACAAAGTCGGACAATTACAGTAAGTCTGATATGTCTTTTGAAGAGAACAAAAAATCCTATATGGATACTTTGTTCAGTATTTCTACGTTACTAAAAAGATGGCAAATAGAAATACAGAATAAAGATGTAGATAAAATTTATATGGTAAGAAGACTTGGACAATGGATAGAACAATTGGAAAGTCTCAAACATGAAATAATGATGGGAAAAGATAAATGAAACAACTAATAGTAGATTATTTACCATTTGAGGTAAGACCAGAACAAATAAACGAATCTATGAAAGAAAATAGTGGTAAGTTGATTGTGAAAGGAGTTTTACAAAGAGCAGAAGCTAAAAATCAAAATGGTAGAATTTATCCTCGTGAGATATTAGAAAGAGAAGCTGATAAATATACTTCGGATTTTATAAAACAAAGAAGAGCAATGGGTGAGTTAGACCATCCTGAATCATCAGTAGTAAATTTACAGAATGTTTCTCACAATGTCAAGGAAATGCATTGGGAAGGTGACAATTTATTAGGTACAGTTGAGGTTCTTGGAACACCAAGTGGTAACATATTAAAAGAATTATTTAAAAGTGGTATTAAGTTAGGTATCTCATCTCGTGGTATGGGTTCAGTTGAATCTGTTAATGAGGGTGAAGCTCAAGAGGTTCAAGATGATTTTGAACTTATTGCTTTTGATTTCGTATCAAATCCATCTACACATGGTGCTTTCTTACATCCAACAAATGAATCAATAAATGAATCTAAAATAGTTGGTAGGACTTGTGGAGATTACTGTAAAGTAGAATCAATTATAAATGATATTATGAGGGGAAGTTAATTGATTAAATTAAAAGAACTAATTAAAGAAGATTGTCATTGTGGAAAAAGTTGTTGTTCTGTAAATGAAAGTGTTGAAGATAAGAATAAAGCAAAAAAGAAATTACAATCTCTTATGAAACACGAAAGTGGATTTAGAGATAAAATGTTTAAATTAGAACAAGCTTTTCTCAGAGATGCAAGACCAGAAAATCGTGATATAGCAAAACAACTTAAGAAGGCTTATAAAGAGAATGTAACTAACTTTATGAGAGAAGCCACTAAACTAACAAAGAAATTAAAGTAATGCCCTCAGTATCCAAAAAACAACAAAAGTTTATGGGTATTGTTAGGGCTATACAAAAGGGTGATGCTCCATCCTCTAAGTTTTCAAAGAAAGCAAGAGACGTTGCAAAAAGTATGAAAGGAAAAGACGTGAAGAAATATGCTTCTACTAAACATAAAGGTTTACCTAATAAAGTGAAAAGTGAAAACAAACTTTTTGAAAACCCTGCAGCTATTGCAGCTGGTGTTAGAGCTGCCATGCAACGAGCAAAAGAAAAAGAACTATCAGTCGGTGGTGGTAAAAAAGTAAAAGTATCGACTGCGTTATCAAATAAAAGTCATCCACAACATAAAAAAGCTAAAGGTATTATTGATAAAATAAAAGACAAAGCAAAAGCTATGTTGTCTAAAGCTAAAAAGAAAAAATCAGAACCAAAGAAACAATCTAAGTCTGATGCAAACTTTTATGCAAGACAATTTGGTGGTAAGACTGAATCTGTATATGAATCGGTTTACAAATTTAAAGGTATGACAGCTAAAGATATGGATGAGTTCGATGCTCAGTTGAGTAGAGATAATGTAAAAGGAACACCTGATTTTAACAAGATGACTTATACTATACACAGACCTAAAAAATCTGTGTATTTAGATTATTATATAAAGACTAAATATAAGAAATTTAGACCAAAGAGAATTGGAGAAGGTTTTGGTGGAGAACTAAAGGGTTCTGATAAGAAAAAATTTGAAAAAGCTAGAAAAGAAAATGCAGAACAATTAGGATATAAACTTACTGGTAAGAGTGATGTAAATGAATCCGTGAATGAAAGAATGGATAAAAGACAAGCTGGTGAAATGTTAAAACAATTAGGTGGTAATAGATTTATTGCTATGACAGGTGCTAAAAACTTTGCAGTTGGGCCTAAGGGAGCTGGATTCAAGATTGGTAAAAACGCTAAAAATGTAAATTACGTTAGAATAGATTTAGATAAAGGTAAAGATTTGTACGATATGTATTTTAATTTCGTATCCGTAAGAGGAGTTAAATTAAAATCCAAAGTAAAAGGTGTTTACGCTGACCAATTACAGAAGATGTTTACGAAACATACTGGTATGTATACTAGTTTGTAAAAAATTTAATAAGTGTATATTTATATTAAAACAAGGGATTAGATATGTCTAAAAAGATTAAATTAAAAGATTTATTAAAAGAAAATTTTAGTGTTGTAGGTGGTGTAGTATCACAGAATGCATTTAGTGATAATATGAGTTTATCTAAAATCGTCAAAGAAAAATACGGTGATGTTAGTGAAGATAGGGTAGATGTCAAAGGTTTAACCACCGAATTATCACAATTTAATAATATAGGTGAAGATATATTTGGTAAATCAAACATATCAAAAATCTCTGAAAAATTAAGTTGGATTGCTAATGAAGCAAAATCTCATACTTTAAGTGAAACCGAAGATTGGTTTGATAAAATTACAGTTAATCGTAATATGAAAGAATTAACTGGTCTTTCAAAACAATTTGGTAAAATAGCTCAAGAATCTAATTCTTTACAACAAAGACTAGGTGCTTTATACGAAGATATGGGTAATATCTTAGGTAGATACTATGAGATTGGTGAAAAACACATACCAGGTCATGATTCAGACGATATCGAAACTGTTGATATAGAAGAAAATGCATATGAGAAATTTTTTCAAGGTGCAATGAAAAAATTTGGTATCAGTTCACCAGATGAATTAGATGATGATAAGAAAAAAGAATTTTTTAATTACGTAGATAAAAACTACAAAGCAGATAACGAAACCGATTAGGGGGATACGTGATATACGTAAAAGTTTATAATAACAATATTGAAAAAGCATTAAGTAAATTTAAGAAAAAAGTAAAAGAATCAAAATTGATGGTAGAACTTAGAGAAAGAGAGTTCTACACTAAAAAATCTCTTAAACGAAAAGAACAGATAGCTA